TCTTTTTGCTTTCTTTCTTATAGGGTCTCTAACATCTGCTGGAACTGTTGTCAAATCTAGTGTCTGGCCTGCCTTTTTTAAACCAGCTTCAAATGCTCTATCTGTATTAACAGTTTTTAAACCCAATGCATTGAGTGATAGTTTACTAACAACTGTTGACTTACCTGAACCTGGTCCACCCATTAAGAATACTGCCTTGAAAATGCCTGGGTCATATACACCTTCTGCAATCAAGTCTTCTTGCATATAGTGTGGTAGGTGTGCCTCTTCATTGATACCCATACCCTTTCTAACTGCTTTGTATAGTAAGTCTGCGAATCTTTTATTTGGAACACCTTGTTGGAATTCATCAAAGGCACCTCTTTCAGCGGCATCTCTCATCTTACTTGCACTCATACCAGAAACATCTGTTGCAGATGCATCTCTGTTTCCTGCACTCACGACCTCTATACTCTTGAAGTCATAGAAACCATGTCTGCCCTTTACTTTATTGTATTTCTTTAATAACAATTCAAAGTCTTTCACTCTATCTGAACCAACAACCATAACTACATTTGTATAACCTTGTTCTTGTAATGCATTACAAATATCAAATACTGTTCTGGCTGAAATATCTGGAACTCCAACTTTCTTCTTAAAGAATTTTCTTAAAAAGTTTATCTTTGCTTTATGTGGTAAAGGATTCTTTTTCTTGTCATTAGAATGAGATGTAAATAGTATTGGGTCACCACCAACTTTCTTTGCAATTCTACTTAATACATCTACAAGTTTTGCATGTCCTGTTGTTGGTGGATTGAAACGACCAAAAGAAAACACAGCAGTTTTCTCTTTCGCTTCTCTTATGAATTTATTAAATGTCTTCATTTGTTTCTTACATTTCCTATTGCATCAGTGTATGCGAGTGTCAACTCTAACAATTCTTTAATTGGCATATCTATCTTTAATACATTCACTTTTAATCTAGGGTCTATCAATACTGATGATAAAAATCTATGATGGCCATCTATAATTCTATTGTCTGATGATACGATATAAACATTTTCTTTCTTTGTTTGAAATGCCTTAGAGTCTGCAACACCAACTTCTGCCATTTTTGCAATTGATTTGTCAAAATATATTTGTGCCTGAATTGGTTTCAAATTACCAACTGCTTCTTTACCATATTTTGCACTGACAACATCATCTTTTGCATCACCATCAAACACTGAAAGACCTTGTGTGACCCATTTAGTTCCTGTTTCTTTGTCTAATCCTTGTGGAAATGGGTCATCTGGAACTTCATTTTTTGCAAAAGGTTTTGCAATATCAATTGAACCTTTTGAAAGTCTTCTTTGAAGTAGTTTAACATCTTTCAAGTCTATCACTGGCATATCTTTTCTTTGTGCAAATCCTAATTTTGCATGTTTCTGTGCCAACTCATAGTTCTTATCAAACTTAGGCAGTTCTTTATCTATATCTCTGTCGTTCTTTGAGAATAATTTCTCTGCATACATTCTTGCCTTTATTAATGGAGTTTTTAACAATTCAAGTTTACCAGCAGCTTTACCACCTGCCTCAAACAGTTGGTGTATTTCTATATCTGTCCAATATTCTAAAAATGATTTCATGATAGTGCCCATATTGTAGCAACAACTACTGCCAATACTAGTATTTGTTCTACTGTCATTTTACTAAAGTTAGATTCGCTCTATCGAATATAACTATTCCCTTTACATCGTTGTCACTGACAACGCCATCAAATTTCTTTCTCTTTAATTCAAATGTTAAAATTTTGTTGAACTGTTCATCATTCGTATAGTCCCAAGGTTCAAACCCTAACATCTTTTTGACTGCGACTACTTCTTTTCCCATTTCATCTGCAATCTTTAAACCTTTCTTTATCTTATATTTATTAACTTTTCCTTTACCAAAATCGGCATATGCCTTTGCAGTTGATTCTTTCCAAGTTAGATAGGTCCCATTTCCTAATGCGCCAAACCCTACACCTGTGACACCACTTTCGTTCTCTCCTCTAAAGAAGATACCTTTATGTTTACGATACAGACCAGCATACAGACGATTCGATTCTGTAAGATAGTCCATTTGTTCTGAAAAACTTTTTTTCTTCATTACTTATCCCAATTTTTAGCGACAGTGAAATTATTTAATGAGAATTCCATTCTATCTACTAACTTAACTGCCTTACCATCATCATCTATTGCAACATATCCTTCTGGATTTACTGTTTCGAATCCACTAGAAGTCTTTTTAAATGTTCCAATATCTTTAATGGTGTTTAGACCTTTTATTATTAAACTCTTTGCACCAACCATGTTCGTTTGAAACGCTGTTAGTGCTGTTATTAAAACTTTTAAACCAGTAATCTCTCTTCTGAGTTGTTTACCAATTTGTCTTTTTGTTTCTTTTGTTTTTTCCATTTTGACTTTACCAACTACTTTGTCTTCCCAATACTTGTCAAAATGACTTAGATATGCCTTGTAAGATAAATTAAATTTACCCTTTCTTATTTGTGCGTTCATGTATGTTTTATATGTTCCACCTGCACCTTTAGTTTGTATTGCCTTTTGAACTTTCATGAACTTGGTTAATGCAGGTTTCTTAATCTTATGAAATGATTTACCTGTTTCTGATAATGCCTTTGTTAAATCAACTGTATCTTTTGCAGTTAAAGTAGAATTACCTGCAACATTTTTGTATGTTGCATCATCAATCCATATATCTTTACTATGACCTAATGTAGATATGTCTGCACCAAATGAAGCACCAAGGTCTTCTATAGTTGCACCCTCATATGTGGTATGAAATACTATACCATATTTTGCATTGGCGATGGCTGCACCTAAATCTGATTCTATATCAGCGGCATATAATATTGTGTTTGGTTGAAATGTGACATAGTTTACACCATCTATCTCTTCCATTTTCTTATCTGAATCAGTGAACATCAAGTCACCTTGTAAGATTTTATCATTCCATGAAAGTTTAGATAGATACTTAAATGACTCTAAGAATTTCTTTTCTAAGTCACCAGATAGTTCTGATGCATCTTTGATTGCTTGTTCTGAGGTGTAATATAGTTGTGCTTTTGTGAAGAGAGATTTCTTCGCAACGAAGAATTGACCTGTTTCTGGATGTTTTCCTGCCCATATTGCAGGTGCACCATCCCATTTAACTGTCATGTTGACTTTTTTCTTTGAGGTACCTTTCATCATATCCCTCAAAGACCTAAGAAAATTAATTGCAGCTCGACCACCATCAATACCATTGTTGATGATTTCGTCTTCTAGATGTTCTAAATGTAAGTTTTTAACTGCTGCCATTTTGTAGTATCACTTTTATCTTAATGTTCGTGTAATACTACTATTTATGACTTTTTATAGTTTAAGAAAAATCAACATTGGTAGAGTCTTCACCATTGTCAATAATTTTTTGGATGTGTGCTAAATCTTCCTCTATGTCTGCGAGTGTCTGGTCAAACTTTGCCTTCTCACCGGCATAGAAAGCATCATCCTTCTCGTTTATACCGTGATTCCACATATCATACATGGTACCAGAACTAACTGAACCATTGGCAGCTCGCCATGCGAGTAAACCACCCTTTATACCACCTGTGCCTGTGTAATCATATAGAAGTTCGTCACTAGGTGTAGCATCTCCCTTTCTAAATTTAATGTTCATTGACGAAGCATTAATATCGAACAAGTCGCTATTGCGTTGGTGTTTTTCTTTTAAAGCTGTTAATCTTACTTTTTCGTCAGCATAATGTCCCATAGAAATCTCCTGTGTTTCTATGGACTATTTAGTTTTTTGCTAGCGGTCGGGAATGCAATTTGTTATCTAATTGCTCTAATTTAAGCTGAAGAATATCAGCTTTACGGTCTTCTTTGTTCTTTCTAAGTTCTCTCAAATCTTTTTTGATTTGAACTTTCTTTGTGATTAAAGAAATTACCTCATCTGGTTTCAAGTTCTTAGTCATGCTATCATCACACATTCTTTATCGTTGAGTGGATTTTCCTCCTCACAATCAAGAATTTCTTGTATCTCTAATGGAATCTCAGGTATTGGGTCTATCTGTATAGGAATATCTGGTTGGTCCAGGCATACCCATGTTCCATCTCTATCGTTATGACAAAGACCAGGTAGTATTTCTGTTGTAGAAACACAACTGACCATTGGTATAAACATTAAACTAATTATCAAATTTTTCATATTACTATTTATTATAACCTAAAAGCAGCCCTTTTGTATAGGTGGTTTTCCATACAAAAAACCCACCTCAAAAGAGGTGGGTTGTTCGAAATGATGTCTGCATCCAATACTCTTCAGCAGTGTCGAATCATCATTCTAGTTGTTGGTTTCCTGACTCACAATCGTCATTTGGTCTTGTAGCAACTCTAGTTGTAAAGGCGACTAACCTTCTGTCCCAAATCAACTTAAAAATTAATGAAGTTCTGTAGAAACTACTAATGGTTTGCAACCCAACTTTCGTTTCCATCGAGAGCGAGATATTAAATCTCCCTACTAACTGTTAGACGACTATACTCTCTTATTCTCCAAGAATCTAACACTGCAAGCAACCATTGTTTTGCATCTCACATTCATACACTTATCATCATACTCTAACTCAGGAACTATCCCTACGCTCGGATTCTGTATAGGTCTCCGACTATCTGATTGCTGAACGCTTGAGTCTGTTCTCTTGTTTTCTCAACAACCAGTCAACACGCTTCCATCTTGTATTCGTATATCACCACTCTATTATGTCCACAACTCTAAATTTAACCCTTATACCGACAGGAATACGCAATGCCCTCGCCGTGAGTCGTCAATAATAGTTCTTTTGTCATCTCTCACTTACTCGCATTATATTTCGTTTAAAAGGTCTCAGGGAGTCTGGTTAAATTCAAGCTTCTCCATTCTTGATTACCCTTACACTAACGACTCAAAATATAATCTTTGGTTTTTTGATACTAACGATTTTCGCCGGACCATCCTAGGATGTCACCTTTAACTTTTAAATTAAAGTCTAGTAAAAAAGATTCTATGACCGCTCTCGCTCAAATAGTGAAGTAGTTAATCAGTTATATTGAAAAGGACTAGGCCTAATCTCACTGTAGTGTTTTTACCCACCAACTCTACGATTTACGATAAGTCTTATGCTTTATGTTCAACCTACTCTTTCAAGGTCAATGGCAGTTCAGAAAGATTAGGACCACTTCTCCACACAACCTCTGTTGTGGCAGGATTCGAACCTGCGACCTCTCAACGACTTTTGAACTTCGTGACTGTTTTCTAATGACTTCGAAACCCTTTCGGTGTTCATGTGGAACTAAATTCTCATCAAGTAAAGTTTCTCTATTTTTTAGAAGGTCGAACTTTCAAGCACTTCGTTTTTTGTTTAAGTGTTATCTCACTATGTATATCCTACAAAAAAAGTAAGGTCATTGTCAACCTTTTAGCGAAAATAATTGCACTTTTTTGTAGTTAAAAATCTCCGTCTGCGACTTGAACTACAGTGGTTCCTCTTGCCCTCCACATATCAACGACTTTGTTTCTATCGTCAAATACGAGGTCAATTTTACCACCCATTTCTTCAAACTTGTCAGCAAGTTCGGCTTTGAAAATCTCATCTGGTTCGTATGAATCATTAGGTCTTAAAAAGACACCTTTATGACCATCACCAATCCACTCAGAAATTTGTCTTTCTGTAATCTCTCTTTCTGATTCGTTTCTTGCAGAAAAGAAAGCAACTTCATCACCTTGTGCAATGTATCTTTTTGCAATATCGCAAACCCATTGAACAGGTGTATCGTTTACTGTTTCTGCTCTGAAAGATGACCAATCTTTGTTTCCACCGTTTACAAGATGTCTTCTATGCTCGACATCAGCGATTGTTCCATCGACATCAAAAATTACTGTTAATTTATTTTCTACCATTCTTTGTAGAATCCCTCTTTTTCGTTATCGTTATAACCTTTCATGTAAATCTTTATTTGGTATGGAGTCAAATCTGTGACCCTTTCACCATGGTATGTTCCGTTAGGATAATAATGAGGATTTACACCTCGTCTATAATAAGAGTCGCAAGTGCCCCTATCATAAAGACCACCGTTGACTGTGTGTTTTTCTGCAACTCCTTCTACTTCAAACATAACTTTCCTCTTTTCTTGTATCGATTAACATTTGTTCTAATTCTTTCCAAGACATTCTCTCTGCCTTGAAACACTCGAATGCCTCTTTATCATGTGCCCATTCAGATTCCAATTCTGTCATTGCAGAAGGGAAATTTGTCACTTCCCAAGACTTTACAAACTCTTGGTAACCACTACTAGATGCATTACCTAATTGATTGATTAATGCAAGTATAGTTGCTTCACTAACCTCAGGACATTCATAGTAAGAATGTTCACCCTTACCATATGCATCTTTTTCATAAATCTCTTTGGTGACACCAAATGAAATGACATACTCTTTGCCACCTTTAAACTTCCAA